AGACTGGTTTGGTTCTCGAGTATAATAGAGGTTCTAGCCCCCCAGCTAAAATCCCACCAAACCAGATTCCTACTGGCCTAGACAGGTTAGGGCAAAAAGCTGCTGCTAACATAAAACAGATTAGTGGCGTATCTGATTCTATGTTGGGAACAGATGGCCCAGAAGTATCTGGTGTGGCTATCCAGCAAAAACAAAATAGAGGGATTTTGATGATTCAAGTTCCTTTAGATAATCTAACAAAAACAAGACAGTATCTCGCAGAAAAAATTCTGCAATTAGTACAGCAGTACTATACAGAAGAAAGACTAATACAAATCACAGATGAATCAGATCCATACAAGCCAAGCGTACCAGTAGCTATAAATGCTATGACTCCTGAAGGTACAATTGTTAATGATCTTACATTGGGAGAGTATGATGTTGTAGTAGACACCATGCCTGCTAGAGATACGTATGATGAAGTTCAATTTGCTGAAGCTATACAACTTAGATCAGCGGGTGTGCCTATTCCAGATGATATGATCGTAGAGTATTCACACTTATCTCAGAAGGCGCAGATTGCAGACCGTATCAGAAGACAACAAGGCACAGCTGAACCTACGGAACAACAACTACAGTTACAACAGTTCCAAATGGAATCACAAATCAGAAGCACGCAGCTTGAGATTGCTAAATTAGAAGCTGAAGTTACCAGACTACAATCTGAAACGCAGTTAAATATGGCTAAAGCCCAATCCGCTGAAGCTGATCCGCAGTTGAAGATTGCAGAACTACAGAGTAAAATCCAAACTAAACGAGAAGAGCTCGATTTAAGAGAGAGGTTATCTTCAATGACTAATGAAATGAGGAAAAACCAAAGTGATACATCAGCAGCTGCTAGGTTAGCTACTGCTGCTATGAAGCCAAGTAATAATAATAGGAGTTAAATATGGCAAAACAACCTACTACTGAAACCAACACTGAAGACGCTATCGTTTTTGATTCTATGCCTGGAGGAGATAGTAAATCAATACAAAGTACTGAAACCTTTGCAGTCGATTTAGATTTTTCTGAGGACACTGTGACCGAAGATACCGACCCAATTGCTACGGAGGAGCAAGAAGTTGAAGAAGAAATTACAGAAGAACCAGAAGCAGAGAGCGAAGAAGCTCAACCAGAGGAAGTTGAGGACACAACAGAAACAGAAGCAGTGGACGAATCAGAAGACACAGCAGAAGCAGAAGTGGAAACAGGAGACGAACAAGTTGTACAAGACGATGTACAACAAGTTGAAGAGGAACCTAGTCCAATAGAAGAACAAAAAGCACCCATGGTACCTAAATCTAGACTAGATGAAGTGCTTGCTAAACAAAAAGCTCTTCAAAAACAACTTGATGACTTAAATCAAGCTAAAGTAGAAGCGGTTACAGAAGCCCCAGAATACGATTTTGGTGCTAAAGAAGTAGAATATCAACAACTTGTACTTGATGGAGAAAGCGAAAAAGCTACTAACCTACGAAACGAGATAAGAAACGCTGAAAAACAACAAATTATGTTTGAAGTTCAGCAGAGTACTACCCAAAACATACAACAATCTACAGAAGCTCAAGCAATTCAAGCTAAAGCCGCTGAATTAGAGCAGCAGTTTCCAATTTTTGACGTAAATAGCGCTGAGCACGACCCTGATTTGTTAAAAGAAGCTTTAGATTTACGCGATGCGTTTATGATTCAAGGATATGACGGCGCTTATGCTCTAGATAAAGCAGTTAATACTACTTTAACTTTAAAAAAACCTGAACTGTTGCAAATAGAAGACCCTAAAGTTGACCCAAAAGTAGCAGAACTTAATAAAAAGAAACAAACTGCTAAAGTCAGCGCTAAAATAGAAGCTTCTCAACAACAACCTCCAGCCATGAAGGGTGAAGGAGCTGCTCAACGTGGAGATAAGCCAATTGACCTTAACAAATTGTCTGAAAAAGAATTTCAAGCGTTACCTGATGAAACCCTTAAAAGATTGCGCGGGGATTTTGGGTAGTATAAGATAGAAGTTCGTCCGCTAAGACGATACTTAGCCCTCGTCGTAGAGGTAAAACACGGTATTCGTCAATCAAGACGTAAAACATGGTCGAGCTCGTGTTCGTTACAATCACGTTGACGTTTCCCAACGATAAAGGGTAAACGGGTAATAGTCGCCCCAGAATATAGCGACTGGTTAACTTTAATTATAAAGGTATATAAATGGCTAATACAAACTTTAGCGCGTTGACCAGTGAACAACTCACTATCTGGTCTCGTGATTTCTGGCGTGTTGCTAGGAATATGTCCTTCATTAATCAATTCGCAGGTAGCGGACCCAACGCAATGGTTCAGGAAATTTCTGAACTTACCCAATCCGAGAAAGGAGCAAGAGCAGTTTTAACTCTTCTTGCTGACATGACCGGAGATGGTATTGTTGGAGACAACACCTTAGAAGGAAATGAAGAGGCGTTAAGATCCTTCGACATCGTCGTGCAGCTTGATCAATTAAGATTTGCTAATAGGCTTTCGGGCAGACTAGCGGATCAAAAATCAGTTGTGAATTTCCGTGAGCATTCTAGAGACGCACTTGCTTATGCAATGGCTGATAGGATAGACCAACTTGCGTTCTTGTCGCTAGCTGGTGTTGCATATACTAACAAAAACAATGGCGCTTTAAGGTCTGTTCTTACATCAGGACAGAACCTTGGAGATCTAACGTTTAACAGTGACGTAACTGCAGCAACAAGTAATAGACACAAGAGAATTAGTGGCAATAACCTTGCTGCTGGTTCTGTTACATCTATTACTGCTACTGATACTTTGAAGTACAGACATATCGTCGATCTAAAAGCTTTTGCTAAAGATCAGTACATCAGAGGAATGAGAGGCGCTGGTAATGAAGAAATGTATCATTTCTTTGTTTCTCCGCAAGTAATGGCTGACCTTAAACTCGATTCAGACTTCTTATCAAACGTAAGAAGCGCTGGAATCAGAGGACCAAACAACGAACTATTTGCTGGATCTTCTAGCTTAATGGTTGACGGTGTTATGGTTCATGAGTTTAGGCATGTATTTAACACTTCGGGCGCTACAGCCGGTACATCCAGCAATGCTGGTTCTGCTGGATACAAAGGTGGTGCTGATGCAGATGTTGATTACGCGTCATGTCTATTCTGCGGTGCACAAGCACTTGCAATGGCTGACATTGGTCTTCCAGAAATAGTTGAAGATACTTTCGACTATGGAAACCAAAACGGTATCTCAATTGGTAAGATTTTTGGTCTTAAAAAACCTAAGTACAATTCTGACATAACAGGTCAGTCTGAAGACTTCGGTGTTATAAGATTAGATGTCGCATTCTAATTGTGATAACATTTTATGGGTGGCTGACAATTGTTAGCCACCTGTAAATTTATTAAGGAGTAAGATATGAAAGTAGTATTTGATCAAGACACATATGTAGCCTCTACTTGGGGACATGCAGATTCATTTGAAGCTGGTGTACCTAAATCTGTAGGGCACGATTTTGGAGTTCTGTGTTTACAACAGGGCGCAAAAGAAGTTGAAGAAGGTGCAGTAGAGACTGCTCCAGTTGTAGAAGAGGCACCTGTAGAGGAAACACCCGTAGAAGAAACGGCTACTGAAGAGCCTGCAGTATCTTTTGAAGATATGACAAAAGTTCAATTAGAGGAGTATGGCCGTACGCTTGGTATAGAACTAGACAGACGTAAAACTAAAGCAGCTTTAATAGAAGAGTTAAAAGCCGCACTTAACTAAAGTAAAAAATGGGAACACTAACTGGGGCGAACTTAATTTCTAGAGTACAAGATACTCTTCAAGATACAACAAGCGTGCGTTGGCCTGAAGCAGAGCTGCTTAGGTACATAAACGATGCTCAAAGAGAGGTAGTAAATCTTAGACCTGACGCTTCGGCGACTACAGCTAATGTGCAGTTAGTTACTGGTACAAAACAGACGTTACCAACAGCCGGGTTAAGGTTAATTAAAATTACTAGAAATATGTCGGACGCTTCTGGCGGCGCTACAGGCGGCAGAGCAGTTCGCATTGTAGATCTAGATATTCTTAATACACAAGAACCTGATTGGAATAGCCCATCGGTTAGTGGAGATGCCGCACATGGCACTACAGTAAAACATTATATTTTTGATCAAGATGACCCTAGGAATTATTATGTATATCCAGGAGTTGCAGGTAATGCGTATTTAGAAATTGTTTATTCTAAATCCCCTACTGATTTAAGTGCCACATCCTCAACAATAGATGTTGATGATACTTTTGCAAACGCAATAATTGATTTTGTTTTATTTAAAGCTTATCTTAAAGACGCTGAATATGCTGGTAATGCTCAAAGATCTAACCAACACTACGCTTTGTTTAATAATAGTTTAGGCCAATCCACCGCAGCATCAAATATTACAAACCCTAATTTTGACTATGCTGGAGGTAGGGTAGCTCCTAGCGTAGGAGGATGATATGGCTAGTTTTAGCTCACTGGTAAAAGAGGTTCTTCCTTACGTACCCGGGTGCCCAGATACTTTAGTAGAATCTAACTTACGATCCGCTACTATAGAACTATGTGAAAAATCTAAAGCATATGTAGTTGAGTTGGATGTCATAACAAGTATAAGCGGAGTATTCGAATACGAATTTGACCAACCAACTGGCACAGATGTACACCAAATTTTGTGGATGACTTATGATGGCGAGGACATGGACCCCACTAGTCCACGTAGTTTAGAACTTAATTACCCAGACTGGAGAGATAGAACTGGTATACCTGAAGTATTTTTACAACAATCTCCAGATATTTTTTATGTAGCTCCTGTACCTAATGCTACAAAAACTGATGGTTTTAGAGTTAGCGTGGCCCTTAAACCAACTAGATCCTCAAATAATATAGATACAGATTTTTCTACAGACTACAGAGATGGGATTATATTTGGGGCTTTGTGGAGGCTATTACGAATACCTTCTAGGGAATGGAGCGATGCTAGAGCAGCTGCTGATTACAGAAATTTATTTGATGAGCAAGTTAGGGAAGCTGAAGCTAGATCAAGGGCGGGGGATCTTGGTGTCAGAAGACTTGTTAAATACAAAGGGGTTGGGCTAAACCCAAGAAAAAGATATAGAAGATATGGTAAGGAGATAGACTATTAGTGAAGAAGAAACTACTTTACCGCAACTTGCAGACATACGTCAGTGTTGGCATGAAGTAAAGCTAGGAATTGAATCAATAATAGCAGAAGATTCTAACCTTACTTTTAGACCAGAAGATGTATACAGTGAATGCGTCAATGGTAGGGCAGAATTGTTTACGTCTCCTATAGGGTTTTTAGTCCTTAGTACAGAGATTGACCCATTTACAGGCGATCGAACTTTGTTAATTTGGATAGCGTATGTGTACGAAACTGGTAAACATAACTGGATGAAACATGTACAATGGTTTGAAGAGCTTGCTCGTAAGGCAGGCTGTAGATATATAGAGGCTAGATCTTCTGTTTCGCAGATGGAAGAGTATGCGTTAAAACAAGGGTTTAGCTTGAATACACGAGTTTATACGAAGGAAGTAAATGAGTAACAAACCTAAAAAACAAGACTACAAGCCTAGTGAAGCTGAGAAAACGCAAGCTTCTGTAGCAAAAGCAGAGAAAGATTACTTTGACCAACGTTATGGCCCACTATTACGTGAAATGCGTGATTTAGCTGCTTCAGAAGATTTTGCACCAACAGCAAAAGGTAGAGCTCAAGCAGACACTATGCAAGCTCTTACTTCAAGGCCAAGCCTACGCGCAGCTCAATCGGTAGATGCAGCAGCAGACATGGCATCAGCTGCGGGTTCGCAACAAGCTCAAGCAGAGTTTCAGGCGTTACAGGCACAAAGACAACGTCAAGTTGGGGTTCTTGGTACTGCTAGAGGGCAAGCGGCAGATGCAACTACTGGGCTTTCTAGAGCTGCTAACATACAGTCTACTAGTGATTTAGAAGAAGCCAGAAGAAAACAAAGCATGGCGGATGCTAGGTTTGCAGCTGGTCTAAAAGTTGGAAGTACGCTATTTGGCCAAGGGCTTGAAAATAGAAAAGGGGGCGGAAGTTTTCTTAGCCCAATGGGGCTAGAAACAGCTGGTGGTGGGCTGAAAGGTAGATTAAGAGTAGGCTCATATGGAAACTACGATCCCGTAACTGGAAAAGCTTATGGAGAAGCAGCTGACGAACAAATTAAAGCACAGAAAGGTTTGTCTTCGCCTTCACCATTTAGCCTTGGGGGGTTTATTTAAATGCAGTTTATAGAACAGGCAATAGGAAGAGTTAAAACTGCGGGGGGTCTTGGGTCTGCATATAACGATTACTCAACTTCTTCTTTGCCAGAAGTCACAGACCCAGAAAAAACTTACGCGGACATAACGCGTTCGGATTATGAAAACTATGTAAAAGATTTTAGAGCTTTTGAAGAGGACTTAATTGATGCTCGAGATGACACTAGTTTAGTAGACCAAGCATCGGTAGATTCAGAAAACCAAAATAGAATAGCTAGAGAAGTACAACAAAGAAATATTGAACGATATGGAGGGGC